CTGGACCAATACGTTGAGTCGATAGGTCAACGGCACAGGAATAGTAGCAAGGTTGTAACCCGGATTTCCTGGGGGGAGCTTCGGATTTCCAGAAGCCCCACAACGCTGCATTCACGCCTTCACTTAGGGCGTTAAACCTGCGCAACTACACTAACTAAGTCAGTGAGATTGGATTGATGACTCGCATCTGAGTGTTTTCGAAGGCTGAAAAGAAAGTGACTGGGAGATTGGGTTGTCCCCCGTCACCGACCATCAGTGTGTTGAAAACTGCCACCACAACGGCTCCATATGTTTCGTTGGTACTGTTGCGTAGCAACGGTGCCACGTACCGATATGGAACGACAAGGGTGGCGGAAGAAGAAGCTGTTGCATCTAAAAACACGTGCGGTACGAAAGTTTGACTAGTCCGCGAGGCGCCGTGTGACGCGATAGCCTGAGCCGGAGTGGACAGTGGTACAAAGAACATCACTAGACGTCCCGCATGGAAGGAAGTGGCATTAACCTTCATGGTGATGTGTAGATCGTATTTGCCGTAACGAAACGAGTCCTTGGCTCGCTCGGAAGTGTTGTCCATCATTCCGAAAGGAACGTCACGGGCAAAGAGAGATGCACCAATTGGGTTCACCACGGACCAAGTGGTAGTGCCGAGAAGCTGGTGTCTGGCAAGGAAATCACGAAAATTGAGTTCGGGTTGCGAGACCATCTTGTAGTCCTGAGACACCTGTACTCCCTGAACTAATGTGGTGCTAGAAGCAGTTTCGACCATTATGGTTCCAACCTTTTCGTCCGTCGCGCCCAATAGATCCTCGGGACCCGACGTTTCCATATGGGACTCGAATCTCAATTCGTCGGCGGCCGGGTAGTTGTCCGGTAACATGTTGAAGGCGATGGTCAATTCAGGCACTATGTAAGGTACGCCAAAGTTAAAGCCGTCACCGCCCGATATGAATACGCTGGTGTCCACACTGGGGGTTATTCCGGAAATCACGAAAGCGCCAGGATAGCGTTTATCGTCGGTGTCGGAATCCGGAGTTCCTGGACCTGGAGCTGTGTACCAGTTAAGACCCATGGCCCCGTAACGAGAGGCAAAAGGTACGAGTGAATCCACGTATCCCACTTCTCTTATGCTCGCCGTCCATGGCAAGCCAATACCGGAAGCGGGTGGTTCGTCCACGAAAGGCACAACCGTAACGTCCGACGGGGTGACAGCCCGAAAAGTGCAAGTAATAGCGCCGCGGGAGAAAACCCGGTACATCATTGATCCGGACCACATACGAAAAGGTGCACACAGAAAGGCCAACTTATTGTACTTCACGAGATTCGGGGCAGAGTACGAGGGCAAGGGACGCAAATTCAGGAAACTGCCGTGAGGAATGACGACGTAGGGGGCCGAGTTCAGATCACTGGAGTAAATCCGGTAAGGCCGCCGCGCCAAGTGTCGGAACGTTTGGGGATAATTGCAAATGGGAGACGGGCGTCGTTGACTAGAATGGGAAACCACTTTCATCGTGATGACGTCCGTAATGCCACTGTCGGCGCTACAGACGGTTAGACTGGGAGATGACATCATGTGGCTCTCGTATTTGAACTCTTCACTGGCAGCATTGGCCGGCATTTGAGGCACGACAGAGTCGTTGCGAGCAAAAGGAGCCCGTAGGTCAAAATCGGGTCCCGCGCCCATGAAGAAATTGATTTCCAGGTTCTGGGACGCAGATTCAGGCACTCTATACGCATTCAACATTATGACGTAAACGGTACCACCGGAATACCGAGTCGGGTCGGTTTGACCGTTGTAGATTTCGAGCAATTCGGTGTTCGCGTTGTATGGAACGTCGAACACGAGAACTTTGGATTCATTGCAAACGTCGAAGACAATGTATCCTTGTGACAAAATGTTTTCAATGCTCGTGACGGGATCATGAATGTCGTACAATACGGCCACGGCAAGTCTCGCAGTGGCAACCCCTGGTATGACGGGGTGTATGGAGTAGCGTATTGAGCCACGCCATAACGCATGTGCCTGCGCGATGTAACACAGCGAGGTGGGTTGAAATCGCTCGCCTACGTTCAAGCCTATCATCTGATGATTCGGACACAAAGGCCATTGTGCTATGATGTTGCCGATCCCGGTGGTGGGGGTCACGGTCGCCATTTCAAACCAAGTCAAGCGCGCGAAATCGCTGAATGCCAGGTCGTCTGTTTGGCCCATGGAGTCAGTCAAGGTCGGTTCAATCTCCTGGCTAATTGCCATGGGTTGACCATACGACACGCCCTGGGCTGTGGATGTCAACGGGTAAGAGATGCGCGCGAGTCCTCCCAAACTCAGACCCATGTTGGGGTTGTCCATGTTAGCCTTAGCGTCAACGGATGTTTTTGCTTCGATCTTGTTGGTTTGATTGGATTGAAACGAAGAATCGGCCAAATTTTCAAGATGGTTGGAAATAGACGTCTTCGAGACGGTGATGCCGTGACTCTGGTATGTGAGCGGTTCACAGTCAATCCGGAACTGGTACCATAATTCGCCCCAGGTGGGAAAGTGTACGTTCGTCTCGTAGCTGCGATTGTAATCACGAGATAGGTCTGCGCGAATGGTATCAAACCTCGCTCTCGGACCGTTCCAGGCGCGTCGTAAGGTCTGTTCAATGTTGTCCCGCAAAGCGTGAGGCTCGGGAAGAGATGCACTCGGACGCACAAAAGCAACGCACTTGGACAAGGACGAATTATCGCAGTTGGCATAAAACTTCAATCCCGGTCTAACATGGAGCTTTTCCTCGGGATCAGTAGTAGTACAAGAGCAAAAAGACATGTCGAGAACAGGCTTGAGGGTCTCGTCGGGCGCAACGCCCTTATCAGCGGGTGTAACAGTCATTCCATATTTAGCCAAAAACTCGCAATACGTTTTTTGGTTATAAAAACTAGAGACAACGGGGTGTACGGAACGGATAGCGTCGTCGCCACACACCACGGTTTTAACGTAGTTGAAGTAACCAGTGAAGCCTGAAATGCGTATCATGCCTAGGCGCTCCTCGTCTCGAGGTGCTAACATGACGTACACGTAAACGTCGTCGGCCAAGTTTTTGAAACAATTCAATTCAAAAGTGCAAAAATTCCCGGTGCAATTGCCCAAAAGCGTTTGAAACACGGTACGACCAATAATGGTGTAGTTGTTTCCAATGGCCAAGAACAAGGCGCGGCGGACGCGCGCATCACGCATTCGTGCAGCCTTGGACAAGTTGGGATCAGAATGCGTGCGATACCAGGCCTCAACGTGTTTGGCAAACAAGTTGATGAATTGCATACCCATGGTGGAATCGAAGAATTTGACGTCAGTGTCGAATCCATCTGGAGCATTAGCAAGAAGACTTTTGATCAATTGGTCCCAACCATCATTGTAGAAATCCATGCCACTGGTGTGACCCCATTCCGTGTTGGCCCGAAACGCTTCAAAAAAGTCACCCAGGTACATGCGGGCTATAATTGCAAGGTCAGTAGGGCAACTCGTGATTTCGCGGGCCGCTTTCGTCTCTATCTTGTCGGGAGTCATGATCTCGTCCTTTGGATGCGAAGCCCATAAAAACCGGGGCATCTCGCCGCGTAGCATCATCTCAACTTTGGATTCCACGACACGTGCTAGCTCGGAGCTCGGTGTGTAAAACCCTGATGTTTCGTTGAAGTCGATAATATGGGTCTTGCCTCGGCTGCGAGGATTCTTCCAGTAATAACCGGCTCCGGTGGCTCGGGGAATTGGTTTCGTGTGGGTGGCGCCGCGCGCTGTTGGGTTCAAGGCTTCATGCATTGTCCAAACTCGTGCAAATTCATCATGTTTCGGATGACCAACTCGCGCCACCAAGCAACCCACGACGGCGTCGTACACACCGGGGTGATAATCAACCTGGCGAGTGGCAAACTTGGTATGTAAATTAGCCATAAAACTCTTCTCGGTGTCTTCCGTCATGAAAGAGGGACAATTCGGACTGTCTTTAGAGAGTGGAACGGGAACCTTGTCGCAAGAGGCAGCAAGGGGACCCGTTAACAGAGTTCGTACTAACTTGGTCTTTTGGTTACCAGGAGCTGGGGTGTCGGTGACGCCCACGGCAACAAAATCGCCACGTGGCAAGTTTTGAACATGCCCGCTGGCAGCTGCTATGTCGTC